TGATGCTCTCTTGGTTGAGATGTCTGGGGACGAGTTAGACACCTATTTCGACCGCCTAATAGCGTTGGTGTTGCATGACGGGCACAAGATGTAGTGGTTTCGTATTGACACAGGTAGGCGAAGTGGGTGTATACGCCTATCTGGAATGGACGAGGTAGATCCCCCGGACGGCAGCCCGCCAGTAGTTGAATCCCCAACATTCGAGGGCAGAGAGGTTCCGCGCGAGTCGAGCGGGCGCGTGAGCCGGAATGCTGACATTCCCGAGGGCGAGACTATCGGGACTCCGGAGCAGATTGCTGTCTACACGCTGAAGTTGGAGGAGATGAAGTCGCGGTGGACGGTGCTGTCGCGTTCGGAGAAGAAGTTGTACCGGCAGTTGAACGTGGGGCGTGCGCGGCTGATGCGTCGGCGGGATCGTCAGACGCGGGACAAGTTGAAGTTGCGGCTGGTGAAGGCGCAGAGCGCGGAAAAGATTGCGCGGCGGACGGTTGAGGAGGCTGCGAAGGCTGTCGAGGGGACGGCGCAGATTCTCAAGGGGGCGATCACCGATTTCGGGAAGGCGGCGACGGAGCATCTCCTGCCCTCGCTGATTTCCGATGTGTGCGGTTCGGACCCGGAGCATCGGCGCGAGGCGCAGCGGATGTTGCGGGACATCACGATTGCGCTGATCGAGCTCGAGAAGAGCGCGCAGAAGAAGGTGAATGAGGCGGACAAGCGCAACGGCCCCGTCGCAACGCAGTGGCCCGATGAAGGCACGAAGACGTGAGGGCGCGCAAGTCCGTCGCCCCGGTGGCGTTGCCTGAGTTGTGGCCCCATCAGCGCGAGTTCGTGGACGATCCTGCCCGGTTCACGGTCTGCAAGTCCTCTACGAAGTGCGGGAAGACGACGGCGAGCGCGTGGTGGATTGCGAACCAGGCCATGCACAAGCCCGGCGGCCTTTTCTGGTGGGTCGGGCCGACGAACGATGTCGGGTTGATCGGGTACAAGACGGCGCTGCATCTGCTGATGCCGATTGTTCGGAAGAAGCAGGAGCGGCCGTGGCGGTTCTACCTGATGAACGGGGCCTGTATCGCTCTGAAGTCAGCGCAGGAGCCAGCGCACCTCATGGGGGCAGGGGTGAACGGGGCGGTATTGGATGAGGCGGGGCTTCCCGAGTATGACAAGGCGTTCCCGAACATCCTGACGACTCTGTCGGCGACGAAGGGGAACGCGAAGATCATCGGCAACCCGGGCGACGTGGGCCAGTTCATGGACCGGGCGGAGCAGATGGGGCTGGACCCGGGCATGCCGGACTGGTCTTTCCGGCGCTGGAAGTATCTGGACCGGCCCACCGCGACGCAGGAGGAGCTGGACGAATACAAGGCGGTTCTCGGTGAGGATTCCGTGGAGTTCCGCCGGTACTACCTTGGCGAGACGATCAAGGGGGCCGGGGCGTTCTTCTACAACCTGGACGCCGTGTCGACCGCCGAGCGTCAGGACCCGCAGCCCGGCGAAGCGTACCTGCTGGGCGTCGACCCCTGCATCTCGAGCGATTACTTCGTCGTCTCCGTCTGGAACATCCGCGCCCGCCGGCAGGTGGCGTACATCCGCTACAAGGGCACCCCCACGGAGCAGCAGGAAGAGGAGATCGACCGCGTGGCGCGCCTCTACAACAACGCGGCCGTGGTAATCGAGGAGAACGGCCCCGGCGGCCCCATCGCCCGGAACCTCATGCATCGCGGAATCCGGGTCTACCCGTTCCAGACCTCCGGCGTGAGCAAGCCGAAAATCTTGATGGACTATCGGTCAGACATCGCGCACGGCGTGGTGACGCTTCTGGCGGATGACTATCAGAAGAAGGAGCACTTCGCCTACCAGATGCGGACCACGAAGATCGGAACCACGAAGTACGGGGCGCCGCACGGGATGCATGACGACATGGTGATGGCGAACGCGATTGCGAACAATGGCCTCAGGCGGGCGGTCTCCCCGGAGTTCATGTGGCTCTGATTGATCGGTTCCGCGCCGCTCTGCACGCCATGTCGGCCCCCGCGCCGCAGCAGAAGACCGCCGGGTCGCAAATCGCGTGGAATCACATGTTCACGACCGGCATGGACAAGCTCTTCGGGGCCGGCGCGCTCACCATGCCTTACGCGCAGCACCCGACGATCTACGCGGCCATCTCGGCCATCTCTCAGTCGGTGTCCGCGCTCCCGCTTGAGATGTTCCCTGCGGACGATGCCGAGCGTGAGGAGCCGATCACCGACTCCATCGTCCTGAAACTTCTGGAAAACCCGTCCCCGGACATGGACCTTCCGATGTTGCTGGAGGGGACCATCGACTTCATGAAGTTGTACGGGGATGCGTTCTGGATTCTCGACGGGATGGCCCGCCGGGAGCCTGGGGGGCCGAAGTTCCCGACCCGGATCGACCTGTGGGATCCGCAGAGGGTGCGCGCCGTCACCGAAAAGGGCCGACTCGTGGCGTGGGAGTTTCAGGACCACGAGGACACCTTCCGCGTCGCCGCCGAATCGGTGATCCAGTTCAAGCATTTCAACCCGTACGACCCGATTCGCGGGCTGGCCCCGCTTGCTGCGGCCATGACCGTGGCGTCGGGCGGCTACAAGGCGCTTCAGTACCAGGAGTCCTTCTTCGAGAACAACGCGATTCCGTCCGGCATCCTCGCGCCGAAGGGTGAGGGGCAGATCATCCAGGCAGAAGCCATGCTGCGGCTCCGTGACGAGTGGGAAGCGCGGCACATGGGGACCGGGAAGCATGGGCGCGTGGGCGCCCTGAACGCTCAGGTCGAGTTCATCGAGATGGGCCAGAACTCCAAGGACATGGGGTTTGAAGGGTGGCTGGACGCGGCGTCTGAGTTCATCCTCATGGTCTTCAAGGTCCCGCCGAGCGTGGCCGGTTTGCAGAAGGACGCCAACTACAACGCGGCGGTTCAGCAGGCGAAGCAGTTTTGGTTCAACCACCTGCCGCTGGTCCACTACTTCGAGCGCCGCGTTCTGCATCGCCTCTGCAAGCAGTACGGCATCGCCGAGGTTCCCTACTTCAAGACGGAATCCATCAAGGCCATGACCGAGGACCAGGAGTCGGTCAGCAACATCGCCCGCAACTACGCGAACATGGCCGTTCCGTTCGAGCAGATCAACGACCGCCTCGAGCTGGGCTTCGACACGAACTATCCGGCCGCGAAGACTCCGTGGATTCCGTTCAGCATGGTTGACGGGAACAAGCAGGCCGAAGTCGACCCGGCCGCCGCCAAGCCGGACGGCCAGCAGAACCAGCCGGGCGACGAATCCACCGTCGCGGACGATCCGACACAGGGCAAGTCCGTCGAGAAGTCCGTCGAGTTCATGCGGAGCCTGTCGTGGCGCACGCTCATCAGCAAGGTCCGCGACGAAGAGGAAGCGTACGCGCGCGCCGTGAGGCAGCACATGTTCCATCTGCGCAACGAGGTGATGAAGGCGCTGCGGACCTCGAAGGCGATGAAGGCCGGCCCGACGTTCAATGTCGAATCCGTCATGTTCGATGAAGAGAAGGCGGCGAAGGACATCGAACGCAAGGTGGAGGCGATCCACAAGTCCGCCATCAAGAAGGGTGCGGAGACCGTCGCCCGCGAACTCCATCTGAATGTCGACTTCGACTTCCTGTCCCCGGAGGTCTCGCGCTTCCTGAATGAAAAGATGTTCGAGATCGCCGATGTCGTGGACGGGCCGCTGGCGGATTCCCTGCGCCTGCAACTGAACGAGGGCATCGCCGCCGGGGAGTCCATCGACAAGATCGCCGACCGGGTCGCCGAGGTCTTCAACGTCCAGAGGTCGCGCGCCATGCGGATCGCCCGCACGGAGGTCGCTGAGTCCTTCAACGGGGGGCGCTTCGCCACCATGAAGGAAGCCGGCGTTGAGAAGATCGAATGGCTCTCCGCGCGCGACAACCGGGTCCGCGATTCGCATCAGGACGTGGACGGCGAGGTGATTACGCTCGGCGCGAAGTTCTCTAACGGCCTTCTGTACCCTCTGGACCCGAGCGGGCCTCCCGAGGAGATCGTCAACTGCCGCTGCGTGTCCGTCCCGGTGGCGTAAGGAGACCCATGAAGATCGAGATGGTCGACCCGGAACCCGAACCGACCCCGACCGCCGAGCCGGAGCCGGGGCCTGCCGTCCAGCAGGACATCGTCGGACTCGAGCGCGTCGATAAGTACTACGTCGGAGAGATGAAGGCGCTTAAGAACGGGGACGTCGAGGCCTACGTCTCCACCGAGGCCGTTGACCGGGTCGGCGACATCATCCGCGCGAAGGGCTGGCAGCTCGACAACTACAAGAAGACCGGCGCCCCGGTTCTCTTCGGTCATGACTACAACCGCCCGCCAATCGGCAACGCCGTCGAGATGGAGATTCAGCGCAAGGGCCTCTGGAGCGTCACCCGGTTCCACGGGAAGACGCAGGACTCGCGCGACCTCGCCATGCTGGCGCGCGAGGGCATCATGCGGTCGTGGTCGGTCGGGTTCAACCCGCTCGACGAGCCGGAGATGCGGAAGGACGAAAAGGGCAACTTCGCCGGCTACACCTTCAACCGCTCTGAGCTTCTGGAATATTCGCTCGTCTCAGTACCCGCCAACCCGGAGGCCGTGAGCAAGGCGCTCCACATGGAAAAGCGGGGTCTCATCAGTCATCGCATGGCCACCATCATCGCAGGTCCTGCGCCATTGGCGGAAGAGGACATCGCGGGCATGTTCGGTGGGAAGGAACGGGAGCAGCAAGCCAACCGTGAAGCCACCCAGGCGAAAACCATCGCCAACTATTTCCTGAAGGGAGTACTCAATGGCCGTCGATGATGTGAAGGAACAGATCGACAAGGGATTCAAGGGACTTGCCGAGCAGCAGGAAGAGCAGAAGAAGGCCATCGATTCGGAGTTCGAGCTCCTCAAGCGCCGCCTCGCCGGCGTCGAGGGCATCGGCTCCGAGCTGAAGCAGACCAAGGACTGGATCAGCGATGTCGAGTCCAAGGTCAACACCGCCCGCACCCACGGGCCGGGTCAGGACAATCTCGTCGCCGCCATCCCGAACGAGTATCGCAAGCAGATCGAAATCGCCCAGCGGTCCGGCCACAAGGACCCGGTCGACAAGGTGGCGAAGGGCCTGTGGTGGCACTTCCAGTTCAAGGCGTCCGAGGCGCTTCGCGGCCAGACCGGCAAGAGCCCGCAGGACTGGATCAAGATGTCCGATGACATCGAGAAGGGATGGGGCTTCGACCCCGCCCTGAAGTACGAGATCCAGAAGGCGGCGCTCGGCGAAGCGGCGGCCGGCGGCGGCTCCGTCATCGCCACTCCCGTCGAGGCCGAGATTCAGCGGCTGATCGCCGACAACACGATCGTTCGCCCGCTGGCGACCAAGATCGTGATGACCTCTCTCAGCCATCAGATCCCGGTTGAGAACTCGAACGTCATCGCCTACATCATGGTGACGGACGGAACCATCATCACCGACTCGATCCCGGCGACGGCCTTCGCCTCGAAGCCGCTCGCCGCGAAGGGGTTTGTCGGTCTGGCGACCGTCTCGAACCAGCTGCTCCAGGACAACATCGTCGGACTGAACGACTACATCCTGACGGCGGTGGCCGAGCGGATCGGCATCCTCGAGGACATTCACGCCCTCGAGGGCGGCTTCCCGACCACGACCAACTTCTCCGGAATCGCGCTCGCGGCCGGGGTCAACTCGTTCACGCTCGGAACCACGACCGTGACCGGCGGGAACTACCCGACCTACCAGGAGCTGGTGCAGCTCGTCTACACCGGCCAGCAGTCGGCGACTCGTCGCGGCGCGGGCTTCTTCATGACCCCGCAGGTCTTCCGTGGAATCGTCGGCGGGGTCGACACGACCGGACAGCCGATCTTCTCGTTCGCCAACGTGCCGGGCGCGATTCCGTCCTTCATCGGCGGATACCCGGTCTACCTGGTGTCGAGCCTGTCGACCCAGTGGACGCAGGGCAGCAACGGGTCTTCGTCCAGCAACATCTACTACGGTCCGCCGTCGAAGATCATCTTCGGCGACCTGACCGGGATGTCGTTCGATATCGATCCGTACGGTCTGTTCAACAGCGTCCAGACCCGGCTGCGCGTCTACAAGCGCACCGCGATTCAGGTGCCGGTGGGCTCGTACTTCACGTTCGCGCGCGGCGCGAAGATGGTCTAGCAGTAATTCTGCGGCGCCCGGTCTGGTTAATCGCCGGGCCGGGCGCTTTGCGGAGGATGGCAATGAAACTCAAGATTACCCAGCCGCTCACGGTCGCGTGCTCGGACAGCACGGTCCGGGATTGCAAGCCCGGCGACGTTGTCTCCGTGTACCACGCGAACGGGCGCCGGCTTCTCTATAGGCGGATGGCGCTATGGGTCGGGTCGGAGCCTTTCGATCCGGCATGGGACCCGCCGCCGATCTTCAAGATGGCAGTTCCGCAACACGACAAGATGATGCGCGGCGTCAATAACAAGGGGGCAGCGTGACCGTTCGCGGACTGGAAGGAAGCGTCGTCGGGCAGTATGTCTACAGCCTTGTCCCTGCCGCTGCGTTCACGACCGGGGGTGCCAGCGCGGCGCTGGACGCCGGGGGCTACGGGTCGCTCACGGCGGTGGCCACGTTCTCAACCGGCACGCTGGCGACCTCTCTGCGCGTCTGGCTTCAGGGGAGCTACGACGGCGGGACGACGTGGTACGGGCTGCCGCTGACCAATGTCTTCAAGACCCTTGTCCACAACACGGGATTCGCTGAAGCCGCCGGTGGCCTCACGGCGAACATGCCGTCTCTGGTTGTCGAATCAACCGTCGTCACCACGACGGCGATCTATGTCGGGACAGTCAACAACCCGCCCCCGCATGTGAGGGCGGCGTGGAACTTCGCCGGTGCCAGCGCGACACAGACGTTCGGAATCACCTGTGTTCTGTCAATGGGACACGCCAACTAACAAGGGGAGGGTTCGTGGATACCAAGAATCCGGAAGCGCCACAGGAGTTCCAGACCGATGGCGAACTCGACGATGTCTCGCGCGAGTTCCTGAAAAGGAAGACCGGGATCTTCGTCGCCGTGCCGAACATGGGCGGGACGATCGCAACCCCGCTGTCGACCTGGATCAACTGTCTGGCCTACCGGACCATCGATGCGGACAACCCGTACTTCTACAAGATCCACGCGCCGACCGACCTCGCCCCGGTGGAGTACGCCCGCAACTCCTGCGTCCGCGAGTTCCTGAAGGACCCGTTCTACAAGAAGATCTGGTGGATCGACGCCGACATGATTCCTCCGGTCAACGCCTTCGACCTGCTTGACCACGACGAGGACATGGTCTCCGGCATGACCTACATCTGGAACAGCGGCACGGTGACCCGCGAGGGCCACTACGTCCCGCCGAAGATGAAGATCAACGCCTTCGACTTCCGTCCCGGACACGAGGACTTCATCAGCAAGATTCCGCACCCCGACAACCGGTCCTTCTACTGTGACGCCGCCGGCGCGGCCTGCATGGTGATGAAGCGGGAGATGCTGGAGAACATGCCGGAGCCGTGGTTCCGGACGGTGCGTGACCCCTACGGGGCCGGGCTGCGCGGCGAGGACCTGGACTTCTGCAAGCGGG